GTCCTTGGGAACATAAAGGCGCAAGACCCCGCGCCATTTTTTATCTTCCTGATTCTGTCCCCGGTAATCCGTAGCGTAAAAATCTTTGAATTCACCTTCCGCAACGTCGATACTAATCTCAAGGCGCTCAAAAGTTCCTTTTGTTCCATTGTAGGTTTTGATTTCACCGTTCATGATCCTACAGACATACCCGCCCTTTGGAAGCTGCTGGCGGTCCGACGCTGCTTTTACCTGGTCCCAATTGTTTACTGGCTTCATTGTTATGTACCTCCTAAAATATGTTTAATTTTCTTTTGAGCTCATTCATTCTGGCTCTGCAATCTTTAGCGTTTTTATACCGCTCGGTAAAAGAGCGGGTATTTCCGTTTTTATCTACCGTATCAATTCGGATTTCGTTCCGAAGAGGCAGCGCCAAATACACCTTTTTAATATATTTGGCGTTTATAAATTCTTCCCCGGTTTCCCTCCGGCCGGGGACGGAATGATCCGGGCGGAAATCAATAAACCGTGCCATATCAAATCCCCCAGTATTCCCGGATTTTTTGATCGACTGTCTTCAGATCGTTATCAATTTCCCGGTCAAACATGCCGATAGGGCTTTTTACCGTATCGTTTCCGTTGGTTTGAGTTCGGAAATAATAGCGTCCATTGTCAAACTCAGCCATCAGAACGATTGAAAACAATCCCTCAACAGTCAACTGATCGTCCAGCATTTTACCGATGGTTTTGGCTTTTATTCCATAGTCGGTTTTTTGGACATGGTGCAGGAAATACACCACGGTATCGTCCGGCAGTCCTTCTGTAACGGTTTTGATTAAAGAGTAGAAGTGCAGGGCCATATCCGTAAATTTTTGATATCCGTTTTCCTTTGCCTTTGCGAACGATTCAAACGCCAAAAGATATTGGCTGTCGTCCACCACATACCGTTTGTATTTTTGGGACTTGAATTCTTCAAAGATAGCCCGGTATCCTGATTTGTCCAGGCAATCCAGTTTTTCCCGAAAGGGAAGCGGTTTGTTTGCCACGTTAAAAATCAGAATTTCGCCAGGTTTAAAATTTCTAAGCGACGCGGATTTTCCGGAGCCGGATTCCCCTAAAATTAACACGGGAATTCCCAATGCTATTCCTCCTTTTCTAGTTTTCTGACTGGACAATTCCACCCGATAGAATCTCTAGGGCTGACTATTTCCTCATGGGTAAGACCACATTCAAAATGCCGTTTCATATTCATAAAGCTATGGTTACACCACTCGCAGCACTCCAGGCCATTTGTAAATCTGATCTCTATGGGGACAGTATATCGGGTGAATTCAACTATTTCTTTGGTAGGCATAATATACCTCCTTCAGCCACTCCAGGGCCTCGTATTCCGGGCTTTTATCCGTTTCCGGTTCCTCGTTATCGGTATCATACAGGTACTCAAATTCCGCGCGGGTGAGGCCATTATCATTGCTTCTGTTCATTTTTCAGCCTCTCACATTCCCGGAACCAATAGTCTCCGGCTATCTTTTGGTTTTCGACTTCTTTTTCCAGTTCCAAACATCTTTTCATTAGACAGATCATTAACTCTTTATCGTCCATTTGACAAACCTCCTGTTTTGGTTTAATATGTGATTAGGATATTTTCGTTTGCCGCCCTTCGTGATGCCAGTCGCGAGGGCGGCTTTTCTTTTGTCTGTGCCAGGCCGCGCGCCTGTCGGCGCTTTCCTTGCCCTCTATTTCACAATCTGCCTTTTTCATTTCTATGTATTCGTCCGGCGTGATCGTGAAGTAAAATGGAATGTTCCGGCCTCGCTGTCTCTTGATTATCTCCAACCTTTTGACCTCCCTGGTAGATGATCTTTTTTAAACTGTTTGTAAAACTGTTCAGAGCACTGGTCCCTGGCTGTTTGGCAACCTCTGCGTTTTGCTTGTTCCGCTTGGGTAAAAGCTTCTTTCCTGGCCCTCCAAGCGGTGAAAGGTTTGCATTGATCTATTCTGTGGCAAAACGGCGTTCGTTTCGTACAGCCAAAGCACGGAGAGGTTTCAATGAATCTGCTGATAATGACCTGTTGCATACCGGCTCCTTTTCTTCTTTAAAGCGTTCCTCAGCTTCCGGTTCCGGTACCGCTCGCCGATATATGCCGCTGTGAATACGGCGCTCCATACCGCCAGAACGATAAACGCCACTGTCATTTCTGTGTTCATGTGCTTGTCCTCCTTTATGGTTTTACGCCTCTTTAAGAGATTTACGCCATGCAATGCACCGACCCATTTTTGCGCCGTCGGATTTTCTCTGAAAATATGGGTTATGGTAAAATCCGCTTTTGTCATAGGTATAAATCGCATAGCAAATACAAGGCTGGCCGTCCATATCCTCATAGAGAAGTTCAATCTCCTCATCAAAAAACTCACATGGCATTTTTGCACCTATCCAAATGATGTTCCAGCCGTCCCGATCCACTATTTTCCGAACTCTTTCTATGTCGTCTGCGTTCATGTGCTTGTCCTCCTTTCAGAATTAAATAAGCAGATTGATGGTTCAGCTGACTAAAAAAGAGACAGCGAAAACTAAAACCAGTAACACGATATCTTTCTTATTTACTGTCAAGCTGGCTTGTCCTCCTTTTGGCCTCCTGCGGGGGTTAGCCGCAGAGCTAATTATCAAATTCTAAGGTCTTTGCGTGTTCATCAAAGTCCGTCCAATCGAGCGTAACTTTTGTTGGATATCCATTGATACGTGTGTATATCTTACAGAGCACTTGCCTAAAGTTTTCACGATTTCGCGCTACCTCTTCCGGGGTGCCGTGTCTTCTATGTATAATAACCGTTGGCTCCCCGATGTACTTCCCCTTTTCGTTTACCATTTTTATCACCTCGATTCTATGTATATGATTAATTCTGTTTGTCCGTTGCACGTCCAAAAACATTCAGCTTATAAGTTTATTCAATTGCTGTAAGATCAGTAAACACCGATTCAACCAATCAATAGTAAAGCTAGCGAAGTTATTGAATCTGACAGACAGCACGAAAACGGTGATTGTAAGAGTGTTGATCAAAATGCATAATATAAAAGTCAAGAATTCCAAATGCTCGATTTGCTCCTGTTGTGGCCCAATAGGAGCTTTTCTTTTACTTGTCCTCAATCCTTCACCCCGCTTCCTTTTCACTAGTAGCATTTTGTTCGCTTTTCTGAACTTCTGGGGTAAAAAAATATAGCGCAATCTCAGATTGTGGAATTTTTAGTAACCGGCAAGCATTAAAAATCTCTGAATTAGAAAATTCCAGGTCGTTATTGAGTCTTTGGCTTAAAGAAACTCTACCAATGCCAAGAGCTTCTGCGAAATTATTTTGAGTATTATAAATTTCTTTGATTTTCCCACGAAGTTTTCTGTAGTCAAATCCCACTCTACTTCCTCCTTTTGTTCGCGTTTCCGAACTAATTATAACGCTTTAAAATTTATATGTCAATACAAAAATTTCGTTTTCTGAACTTTTTTTAATAAATATTTAGAAAGCGTTGCATTTTCTGAACATTTGTGATAATATTACTAATAAAGTGGGTGATTTAGAATGGATTCTACTGCTAATAGGATTAAACAAGCTTTGCACTTAAGAAATATGCGGCAAGCTGATTTAGTAAATTTAACAGGAATAGGAAAATCTTCAATAAGCACTTATATATCCGGGGAATATGAACCAAAGCAAAAAAATATTTATAAAATTGCAAAGGCTCTTGATGTTAGCGAAGCATGGCTCATGGGATTAGATGTTCCAATGGAGAGAAAAGAGCCCGCCATTCGAATTAATGACGAGCTCATAGCAAAAATAAAGAACAATCCAAAATTACAAGAACTGATAGATATTCTTTCTGATGCAAGCGAGGAAGGGTTAGACACTCTTATCAACGTGGCAAAGATGATTGATAAAGGGAAATCAAAAGATTAATTTCTTCAGCAGTATGGTTTATGGCCCAGTTTAATATCCATTCTACTTTACTATTTTTTGTTAGTTCATCAGCACATTTCGCAGCCTCCTTCTCTAAATTTGTTTCTATAGCTTCATTATAGTTGGTTTTTTCAGGAATTTCTATAGGTAAATTATTCCATATTCCGTTCATTAGGCTGCGGAACCCCCTCTCGATAAGCAAACGTTAGTTCTGTGTTTGTGCCTATATTATAGCACACAAAAATTTAAAATCAAGAGGTTTTATAAAATTTATTCCCAAATTCGCAACGGTAATTATTGGATACTTTGACGAAACTAAAATACTTATACTAGTATAAATAAAGGGGACGACCTTATGAAGAATTTATTTGAACCTGATACTATAAATCTGTCTGAATTTTCGGTTCCCACAGAAGTGGAACAATGGGGCTGGTATATTTCAGTTTCTTTTTCAAGGTCTTCGTCTTCTAATTTTTCCCGCGCTATATATCTTGCTAAAAATGCTGATTATTTTTTACAAACTGACTTTTCGGGGCAAGATATTTTTCAAGCATTTTATCGTTCCAATCCAACTAGTTATTTAAATTTTATTCAGCTTTATGAATTGATATCTAATTGGAAATCCACATTTGTTATGATAAACGGTCAGTTGGTGGATCGAAAACTCGTAAGCGGTCTTAATTATTGCTACGGGGATAGATGTCGTTCAGGTCGAAGTGATTTCTGTTTTGGCGCTAGTATGTTTACTAAAAATCCATTCGGGTGCCATAGATTACAAATCAGTGCTTTTAATAATCCTTGGTGGAGTTTTTCTCACCTTCAAAACAATATGTATTATATTCATAAGAACGAAATCGCTAATCATATAAGAGAATATAAAACCCTTTACACCTTGTGTCCTTCGTATCCGGGTGATGATTATATTAATAAAGTTATAAA